TTACAGATGGGTTGATTCCTTTACTGGGTGCTAGTAACATGTTTGAGTCAATTGGCCGTTATACAGATGACATGGGTGCATTTGATTACTGGGTACCCATCATGAGCATACCGGGCATACTAGGAGTCACCGTAGACAATATACCGAGACTACACAATTATCTTACTGCTGACCCCGGACTTGCACAACAATGGGCACAACGCTTGGGTCCAAAAAATCGCATGAGATTGGGGGTAAGTTGGAGTGGTCGGAAAGATTCCTGGATACATCAACACAAGAGTGTGCCGTTCCCTGTGATAATGGAAATGATTCAATCAAATCCGCAGTATGAGTGGATTAATTTACAGATTGACGCTAGTGAAGAAGAAGATCAGCAATTGGCAAATGCGGGTGTCACAAGGTATCCCGGAACTATCTCTAGTTTTGCTGACACTGCGGCTTTGATGATGCATCTTGATATTGTGATCAGTGTTGATACTGCAATCAGTCACTTGGCAGGTTCACTAGGACGACCCACTTGGATCATGTTGAATCAGTACGGACTTGATTGGCGTTGGATGTTGCATCGCGATGATTCACCGTGGTATACTACTGCAAGGTTATTTAGACAACCCACACGCGGTGACTGGGCTAGTGTTACTCAAAAGATTGCAAAATATCTTTCTTGGTACAAAGTTTAAAGTTTAAACAACAACTTTTTAAAATCAACTGCCCAGGGAACATTGGTAATGTGCATGCCAGATACAATCACACGATCAGCTGGCAACAATGAAGTCAGCTTGTCAAGTTGGGTCCAGTGAACCCCAGGTTGGTAATGATGTTCTTGATGTAATCCAGAGTTAAAACAAAAGGTATTATACCACCAACTATAAATTCCCACAGAATCTTGCGAACAGTCTCCGCGTCTGTCGTGTGCGCCCCAATGCTCCCCATAATGCCAAGCGGCATTTAAAAAGTGCATCACAACATACACCACACAACACAACCAAAGTCCATATTTAAAATTTAAAAATAATATAGTGGCTATGAATATCAAAATAGATATCATTTCACGTCTCCATTGTGATGTTTGTATTAATACTCCCGCAGGCTTCTGATCAAACAAAAATTTGTAAGGTTGTAAATTTCGCATTATTGCCCAACTAAAACAAAATGTCCAGGAATTTTCAGCTTGATTGTTTTGACCTTTAGATAACACACTGATTGGATCTTTACTAACTGGTGGATCGTTTACAAATTTATGATGTATTAAATGTGAATTTCTGTATCCTTGTGCTGACGTCATACCAACACAGGATAAAAAACATTCATAAATTGAATTTAGTTTTTTGTTATTGAAAGTAGGCCAATGCACATGATGATGAACTGACGTGTTAGAACATGATAATGCAAGCATCACATGCAAGGGTAGCACTAATATCCACCAGAAGAAATCCGGATCATACGAAGCCATTGCAATAGGAAGAAAAAATACCACAAATGTTTGAAGTATTAGGAAAGAATCTTTTGTAGAGTATCTAAACATATAGCAATACTTAGCCAACCTGTTTGCCACGGTCGCCCAAAAGATTGAAAAAAATATCTAAGCTGGTACAAGGTTTAAGGGCGTTTGCGGCAATGGTCGCTCTAACACAGCCAACAAAAAACCCACCGAAGTGGGTTTCTTGAACTTCCCATCCCTGGGTTGTATATCAACTGAACGATAAATTACTTACGGCAATTTCGCCCACGTAGTCGCCAGCGTTACCAAACGAACTGGCAGTATTTGTCAATTCTATGTATCCGTAACGAGTCATAAATGACACGACTGGTTCAAATGTGCTAGGATCCAACACAACACCACTTGACATCAATGGGATGTATGGGCAGTAGAATGCAGGAGCGTCTGCTTCTGAAGAACCTTTGTAACCGACCAACACAGGTGTTGTATCGCTTGCATAAGAGTCAACAAACACACGCATAGCGCCGTTCAATGTACCAACAAACTTGGTGTTTGTGGGTGCTTCAAAAGTGCCTTCTGTAGTTCTAGCAAATGCACTAGTTGTTGCAGATTGCAACACTGTGAGTGCGGCTGAAGAAACAACAGCCCAGTTACCAGCACCACGACGTGTGCGTTGTGCGATCAAGTTTGCTGTACGATTGATCAAAACAGCCAATGCGGCATGTTCGTCACCAACGAATGTAGCAGTACCTGAAACGGTTGCTTGGTTGTATGTAAACTCAGTTGCGGCCAATGAACGCAAGCTCAAGAGAATCTCTTGGTCAATCTCAGCTGTAATCTCTTGTGCAAGAGCAGCCATGATTTCAGCTTCTACGTCAATACCGTGCATTGCTTGTGCATCTTGTGCAGATTCAAAAGTCCAGCGAGCTTGCAACTTACGTGTACGAGCTTCAACTGCTTGCTTGAGAATTTGAACAGAAATTTGCTTACCGCCAGTACCTTCCATGGTCGCTGTATTGTTACCAGTATAATTGGTAGCAGTACTAGTGCCTTGGGGAACTGTTGAATATGCTTGAGCAATCACAAATGGTGACAATGCTTCAGTACCTGCTGTAACGCTAGTAGCGGCAGCAGATGTGTCTGTTAAACTCTGAGCATAACGCACACGCAATGTGTGAATTTGTCCAACTGGACCAGTCATGGGCTGAACGCCAACCAACTCGTTAGCAATAACGGTAGGCATAACACGACGGATAACTGGAAGAATCACACGGTTTAATGTAGCGATGTTGCCAGATGCTGTGGAACCAGCTGTTGCGTTTTCTTTCAAATACTTGCGTGTATTTTCAAGGATAACGCCCATGCTGTTGCGCTTGGAGCCGTTAAGACCTTCGAGTAATGCTTCTTTGGTCTCGCCCCAGCGGCTTTCTAATAGTTCTTGTGACATTTAAGTCTCCTATAAAATTTTATAACCCTGCCAGGCGTTTGAGGTCAATCACATTACTGCGATCTTCCTGCTGACTACTTGGAACAGTTTTATCCCCAGTGGATACGGATACGTTTTCTGTGATCACTTTAGGGGCTTTCACAGAGCGGTCTTCCAACACAGCTGGTAGATACTTTTCGAAGGCGTTTTTCAAACGGGATGTTTGTACGCTTTCCAGTAAATTACGCATAACATCTTGCTTCTCTTTGTTAAGAGGAGCAAGCAACATTTCCATCGTGCTGTCACGCTCGTTGGATTCTTTGATTATACGTATTTCACGTTCTTTGGACTCGACAACGACTTTTGCTCGTTTGGCGAGTTTGATGGCTTCCGACAATTGCTTTTCGCGTTGTGCCAATGCTGAATACAACTTGCGAACTTCGGCTTTCTCATTGAGATGAGTAGCACCAAATTCACTTGCGTATGCTTCAAAGATACGACGTCCAAAATTGTTCTCTCGAGCAACCTTGATGTCCTCTTGCAATTGTGTAAGTTCGGCCTTCAAGTGACGGCTAACAGCCTGGCTCATTTTCTCAGCAGATTCTTTTACGAAACGTGCTTTGAGAGATTCAAGTTTACCACGTGCTTCACGGACCAAGCGGACTTTTGTTTCCACTACGTCGCGTTTGTCAGCGGCAAATTCTTGAATCTCATGTGCCAATGCATGCACCATAAAGTTCTCAAGTTTCTCAAGTCCTTCACTGTGCATTTTACGATCTCGACGCAATTCACCAATTTCTTCTGCAAGTTTTGTCACCATAAAGTTATTAAACTTTGTTGCTGACTCTTTTACCTTGTGTTGGAAACGGACGCGATCTTCAGCAATAGCTTGCTTTTCAGCGGCCACTGCTTGGATCTCTGCGTTCAATCCTTCTGTTACCATTTTGTCTAAGGCTTCCACCATTACTGACTTGTCATGCTCATAGCGTTGTGCAAACTCTTCTCTGAGTTCTGCACGAGCCTGTTCACGAGCTTCACTTAGCTTGGCTTCCCAAGCTTCGGTAATCTCTGTACGAGTTTCCTCGGTGATCAGGTCACTATCTAGCAATGGTTTTAAACTATCTAACATTATTAGATTCTCCTTATATTTTGAGATCTCTGATGAGCTTTTTCACTTCATCACGGAGATATCTCTGCACTCTATTGTCCGTACCAGATTCTTTTGCTACTTCCAACAATCTATGACCGTACTTCATGTTCATGAGACCTTCATATATTGCTTTGGGATAAGCATTAGGGGCACTGGGTTGGGCAACTACATCTATTGTGACTATTTCAAAGTCACTAACATGTCCTGTTCTGTCGTCAACATTACCGCTTCCGCGGCTGGATACTCCGAGTTTAATTCCTGATGTGAGTAGTGTTTTAATCAACTCGCCCATTGGGGTTGGTAAAATTTTTAATTTACCACATCCAGCATCACCTTCCATCCACATGCCTTCAACACTGTGGCAAACACGGTCTAGATTAATTTTAAGATCATCTGGATGATCTACTTCACCTAATACTGAGTTGCCTTCTTTAATCTGTTGATTAATAGTGCTTACTGCTTTGCTGATTTCGTGTAAGGGATAAACTCTGTCATTTGCATTGCGCTTGTTGCCTTCAATGCAAATTCCTTTGAGATAGAGATGCTTACCGTGACCATCTGGACCAGATTCTTCAAGAACTTGGATATTGGCCTGATTAAAAGTAAGTTGTTCTCTTAATGTTTTCATTTAATTAACTGCGAGCAACTGGGCTTTTTGTATTAACACCGCTGGCTTGTCCCAAATGAGGCTTTGTTGCGGGCTTCAAGTTTTGTGTGCTTTGAGCAGGTGTGTTGCCAACTCGGCCAATCAATTCTTTAGATTGATTGCTGTAAGCACCGGCTGCATCATGCTTGCCACCGTCATTTGTGCCACTAGATACTGGCTTAACTGTGTTACCAATTGGGCCTTTTGCTCCGGCGTTTGCTGGTGCAATTGACTTCTTGTTAACACCGCCTTCTTCGCTGGTTACTGGCTTTGGTGCCGCTTTCAATGTCACGTTTTCAAACATGCCTTGGCCTTCCATTTCGCTAGTGTCGTCCATTTCGATAGCGTCGCCGCCTTCTTCGGGACCAAAACCGTCGCCGTCGCCCATGTCTTCTTCGCCACCCATCAAGCCTTCAAATTCGGCCATCAACTGGTCCAATTTGTCTTCAAGATTAAGAATGTCGTCTTTGGTTGCAGGCTCTGTTTCGCCGCCCATGTCTTCGCCGTCGGCTGAAACATTGTCAACAAAATCGTCTTGGGCATCGCCACCAATTGGCTCGTCTGATCCAAAATCTTCTTCGCCTTCCATGCTCATGTCTTGCTCTTCGTCGGCTTCGATGTTGTCCATCATGCCTTCTTCGATTGGCTCTTCGTCGTCTTCTGAGTCGTCGGCAGTATCTTCTTCGAGTTCTTCTTCAACAGCTTCTTCGGCCATTAAATTCTCGTAAATCTCGCGGCTTTTCTCCACAACGATGTCATGGAAAAGTTCACGAGCTTTTGCGTCTTCGTCATTGATCACGTATTCGATCAATTGTTCAAATCTGTTCATAAGGAAACTCCTATAGGTTAAAGTGTGCTGTTATTTACACTATAGGAGAAAAACTAGCGGTTTATGGGGTCAAAACGACGATAAATTACATCGCCGGAGCTTCGGGGGCAGGTGCATACTGTTGACGCACCATTTTGAGTTTTTCTTTGTATTCAACTGTGCGAACGTCATTCATCTTGCGTAACTTGTTGAGTTGTCGCAAGGTCAA